ATTAAAACCCTTGAGAAGATTGGAGGGACGTAACGTTCCTCTTTATTCTATGGATCTATCATCTGCCACAGATCGTTTACCTATGGACCTTCAAGTTCCAATTTTTAAAAAGATTTTTGAATTATCTTCTTTAGAAGCGGAATCTTGGAGACATCTATTGGTAGGAAGAAAATATTATCTTCCACTTTCCTCAGAAGGTTTGATCTACTCAGTAGGTCAACCAATGGGGGCGTTAACGTCTTGGGCCATGTTGGCTGTAACTCATCATTTTATTGTGCAAGTAGCCTTTTGGCAATCGCGAGGTCTAGGACCAAACGACCCATTCTGCGAACTTTTTGAAGATTATACGGTATTAGGTGATGATATTGTAATTTTTGATCATAAAGTAGCCTCTCGATACCATAAAATTATTACTAATTTAGGTGTTGAGTGTAATTTAGCTAAGTCAGTACTTTCACCAAAAGGTTTGAGTTTAGAATTTGCTAAAAAATACTTTTACAAAAATGTCAATTGTTCACCTATCGCTTTGACTGAATTCTATTCAGCCTTAGAGTCGATTCCAGCTTTGCTAGAATTTAAGAAGATTTACTCTTTAACTTTACCTCAACTTGTAAAAGTTGCGGGTTTTGGTTATAGAGTTGTCGGATCTTTAGATGGACCTATTCATAAGTTGAATATGAAAGTAAAATACTTAATTGTATCTACTTTCTTATTAAACCCTGATGCTCTTGGTGATTATTTAAAATCTACCCGAGCTTCTCTTAGCACATCGTACTTTTTAAGTGCGATAAGAGAACTAGTAAATCTAGAGTACAACAGATTATTTAGAGACCTTTATAAGGTTATTAAAAATATTTCAGATCTTCCTATGGACCTAAGATCAGAGCGATTGGAACTAATGATAAGAAAGAGATTTTACTCAGATTTATATTGGACTATTAATCAATCGATTAAAGTTAAATATTCTATCAAAGTTCATCAATTTTTATCTAGTCTTCCAAATATCCAAATGAAGATTTCAAGAGCTGAAACGAGTTCGTCTTTAATACAAATATTAGTTGACATCTTAACAATTAGAAAAGATGCCTCCCGATATAGTATTGAAGATTTATCTCCTATTAAAGCAAATGTATCTTCAAAGGATTCTTCAGGTAGATCTATATCTCCTAAGATGTATAATTTACATTTATCATTCGCTAGAGTTGTCTCTGGTTTAAAAGCTAGATTTAGCTTGAAACAACTACTTGCTCCAACTAATGTACATAACGATGATTCATATAAGGCTAGTGGTTTTGCACCATTAATTATTATTAAATTAGCATCTAATTTCTTGAAAAAGAAACCAGTTTTAAAATTCATTAAAAGTTTTCTTTTAAGAAGATTAAGCTGGACATTCGGATGGATGAGTTTACTTGGATTATCCTCGTATTTTCTTTCCCTATCCGATGTCTTATTAGCTGCCTTAGGTATCTGAACTATATTGCAAAATCTGTTCCTCATTGGAACAGATCCAAGTGAAGGGGTGACCCTTCCTGGTACTGCTTGGTCTCCTCTGGGAATTTTAGGAAACATTATCCTTCATTCTTTTGAGTTATACCTTGCATGTATCTTACTGGTAATAGTTACACATTATCCTGATTTTCTTATTATTGTTGGATGGCTCCCTGGAATTTACGAAGACCATGGTCTCGTTTATTCTCTTGGATTTTTATCCCATATGCTTCACTCGTTATTAACGGATGCGGCACAAGGAATCCCATCTCAACTGTTCGAATTAAAGGATGTGATCCTTTCAGGCAATTTGCCTGTTTGGAAAACTTTTTGTGTTGGATATCTAGGAGGACAAATTATTTATCTTTTAATAAGATGGTTTTTTGGAATTTAATCTTAA